GGAAAACTTAGATAAATTAATTGAAGGTGTAGTTGAATTTAGTGGAGTAGAAAAAGAAATTACTGATCAAAATAATCAGCAATTAGACGCAAAAAATAAAATTGTAGACACTAATGGAAAATTAAAAACAGGTGTTGAACAATTAACAGAGGCAGAAAAAAAAGCAAAAGAAGAGGCTGAAAAATTACAAGAAACATTTGAAAAAATAGGCGAGTCTGTTAGAAATGATTTAGTAAATAATCTGAGGGAAGCAATAAAAGGCAGTCAATCTTTTGGGGAGGCAATGGGTAAGGTATTAGGTAATCTTAGAGATAAATTAATTGACCTTGCTCTCAACAAGGCTATTACTAACATAGGAAAGTCCCTTAGTGGAGGCAAGGGTTTTACTGGATTCTTAGGCGGATTGTTTGGAAAGGAAAGGGGCGGCCCAGTATCTGCTGGCGGTGCTTTCCTCGTAGGGGAACGTGGTCCTGAGATTTTGCAAATGGGTTCAAAAGGTGGGCATATTATTCCAAACAGTCAGATAGGCGGCGGCGGCTCAGGTGTTGTTAACAATATCTCAGTTTCAGTAGATGCGTCTGGCTCTGCGGTGTCTGGGTCAAGTTCTGAAGGTAATCAACTTGGACAACAAATTGCTGTGGCGATACAATCAGAATTAGTAAAACAAAAACGTGTGGGAGGTTTATTATCAAGTGGCTAGTTTTCCAGCAATTACTCCTCTATATTCAACACAAGAAACGAAGAAACTAGAGAATCTTGTTGTCAAATTTGGTGATGGTTATCAACAAAGATTTGTTCGAGGTTTGCCAGCAAACAAAAGGCTCATATCATTAAGATTGACATTTAATGTTTCAACTTCAGACGCTGCAACTATAGATACTTTTCTTGATGCAAGATTTGACGATCAAGCAAGCTTTACTTTTACTCCCCCTCATCATTCATCTGCTTTAAATTTTGTTTGTACAAGCAGATCAAGAACAGCAATATTACCATCAAGGGTGACAATGAATTTAACATTTGAGGAGGTAGCGGAACCATAATGGCTATTCCTACATCAGAACTACAATCAATAAATCCATCAAGTCGGATTGAATTGTTTACTTTAGCTTTGAGCAACACATTGCATGGATCTAGCGAGGTCTTAAGATTTCACTCTGGCACTAACATGAATACAAATGCACCAATAATTTGGCAAGGCAATACATATCAAAGACAACCTATTCAAGCAACAGGTTTTGCTTTTACGGGCAGAGGACAGATCCCAAGACCAACCTTAACAATTGCAAATTTAATTGGTTTTTCTGCTGGTGGTAATGTTGTTACCGTTTCCGATCTTATGCTTACAGTAAATTTAACAACCCCTAATAATGATTTAATCGGGGCTGTCTTGACTCGCATAGTTACTCTTGCAAGTTCACTTGATGCAACTAACTTCCCAAACAATACAAATCCATTTGGAACTCCAAACTCAGATGAATTTCCACAAGAAATCTATGTTATTGATAGAAAAACAAATGAAAACAGGCAGTTTGTAGAATTTGAACTTACTGGGGAAATAGATCAATCTGGTAAAAAAATTCCTGTTAGACAAGTAACAAGAAAAGATTTTGCGGGAGTAGGAACTTTTACATGAATGAAAGTTGTATTAACCATGCCGCTGTTCATGCTAGGGAATGTTACCCTAATGAATCATGTGGATTATATTGCAAGAAAAACGGTGAATATCTTTATTGGGAATGTGAAAATATAAGTCATAAATACAAAGAACAATCATTTATTATTGAGCCTAATGACTGGATTGACTGCGAAGATACTGTTGACGAAATTTTAGGAATTGTTCATAGTCACCCCAACGGTCAGTTTAAATTTTCAGAAAATGATAAACTTAGTTGCAAACATATGGATATTACGTTTTATCTTGTAGATCCTACAAATATTCGTATTATTAAAATAGAACCAGACGAAATTGATGTTGAGAAAAATTAAAGTTTATGGCCGCTTAAGAAAATTTTTAGGGCAGTCTGAATTTGAAGCTGAAGTAAATAATGTAAGGGAAGCTTTTTCTTTTTTAACAGTAAATTTTAAAGATTTAAAAAAACACATGGCAGACCAGCTTTACCATGTGCGAGTAGGTCAAACTCAAATAACTGAGGATTTAGTAGACTTCAACGCATCAGGTGATATTTGTGTAGTGCCAGTTGCTAGTGGAAATATTTTTGGAATAGTTCTTGGACTTGGAGCATTGTTTGGGGGAAGTGCTTTATCTACTGCAACATTTTTTGGTGCTGGCATTTTATCTTCGGCTTTAACTGCTATTGGAACAAGTATGGTTCTTAATGGTGTAACTTCAATGCTTGCACCTGAACAAGAAGTCGCTTCTCAAAGTATGATGAGTCGGGAAGATCCAGCAGCTTTGGCAACAAACTATTCTTTCAATAATCTTTCTAATGTTTCAAAAGCTGGCGTTCCAGTTCCAATAGTCTATGGAGAAATATTTGTCGGTTCAATTACAATAGGAAATGGAGTTGATACTGTACAAGTTAAGCAAGAGTAAACATGGTCAATCCAACAAACAACCTCAGCGACTTAATTCAAACAGTAATAAATCCTGATTTACCAGATGATGTTCTGTCTAGTAAGCAATTTAATACTCTAGTTGAATTACTCTCAGAAGGTGAAATCGAGGGAAGTGCGACTGCCTCAAAAGCTGGAATTACTGACACCACATCTGCCGCATATCAAAATGCTTTTCTCAAAGACATCTTCCTTAACAATACTCAAATTCTTCAACAATCTGCAAGTAATACCAACCCAAGTCAATCAGACTTTAATTTTAAAAAAGTAGCATTTGATTTTAGAAGTGGTACTGCTAATCAAACAAGAATTAAAGGGGTTAAACAGGTTGAAAGGGAAACAGTAATAGGAACAGAAGTAACACAGTCTAATCCAGTAGAACACACTGTCTCAGACAATACTGTTGAAACGGTTAGGGTGACTTTACGATTTAACACTCTACAAAAAATCGAAGATAATGGAAACATATCAGGGGTTGAGGTTGTTTTATTTATAAAAACTATTGATAACAATGGGACTCAAACTGTTCATATAGATGACACTGTAAAAGGTCGTTCAACTAACCCATATAACAGAGACTATGAGTTTGATATTCCAGATGGGGCGGCTTTTCCAGTTGTAGTCCAAGTAAATAGATCATCTACTGACTCAACAAATGAAAGAGTTTTTGATAAATTTACTTTTCAAAATGTAACTGAAATGAAAAATGCTCCGCAGACATATCCAAACTCTGCTCATATAGCTCTTAGATTTGGTTCTGAGAATTTTCCAGCCGTTCCTCGAAGATTTTTCCGCATAAGAGGGGTCAAGATCCTTATTCCGCACAACGCCACAGTTGATGCGACAAATGGAAGAATTACATATAGCGGAACATTTAATGGAACTCTTGGGGCTACAAGAAAATGGACAAGTGATCCAGCTTGGATTTTATATGATTTATTAACTAATGACAGATATGGCTGTTCTATCAGTGGAACAAAATTAAATAAATATACTTTTTATGAAGTAAGTCAGTATTGTAATGAGTTGGTAAGTGACGGTGAGAGTGGTCTTGAGCCACGCTTCTCACTAAATATAAATATCACCACAGCTAAGGAAGCATTTACTGTGATCAATGAGCTTTGTTCTGTGATGAGAGTCATGCCATATTACTCTGCGGGTGGAGTAGAACTAGCACAGGATTCAGATGCTGACGCTAAATACATATTTAATTTGAGCAATGTAACTGAACAGGGCTTTATATATTTAGGCAGTAGTCAAAAAACAAGACACACAGTATTTAATGTTTCTTATTTTGATATGTTAACTAGAGAAATTGACTATGAAACGGTAACTGCTGATCAAACAACTTTAGACAAATACGGTATATATGTTAAAAATGTTTCTGCTGTAGGAACAACATCCAGAGGTCAAGCACAAAGATTAGGCAAGTGGTTTCTTTATAACGAACAAAATGCTGGTGAGACAGTAAATTTTGAAACTGAAATGGCTGCTGGAAATATTTTAAGAGTTGGCGATATTGTGGGTATCCAAGACCCTATGAAAAGCGGTGTCAGAAGAGGTGGCAGAATAAAGCTTGGCACAACCCCAACAACAACACAAATACAGATTGATGACTCTACAAACACAGATATACCACCTTTGACAGCAACACCTACTTTGTCAGTTATATTGCCTGATGGGTCATTAAGCACTAAAGCAATTACTGGAATAAATGGAACTGTTTTAACTGTTGCCTCACCTTTTCTAAATGCAAGTGGACAAGCAACAGCACCAAATG